GGCATGGAGGATGCGCCACGACTGGATGGGGGCCGGCATAGGTGCGAGCATCGCGCACCTCCGCCCAGCACTCAACGCCCGGCACCCCGCTGTAGACGCCGACTGGCTCGACGTAGAGGGCGGAGACTGTCCTATACGTCATGGCGCGCGGGCACTGCGTTGTCGCGGATCTGGCGGGCGACGTTGCCGATGGTGATCGGATAAAAATCACTTGTCCCGACACCCAGCGGGATTTCCCAACCGCGAGGCATCACCGCGTCGATGTCTCGCATCGACCATACGCGGCTGCTGTTGCGGGCGATGAATGCGCGGGCGGCGGCGGTGGCTTCGGATTTAGTCATTTTCATTTTTCCTTGTGTGCGGGGTGGAGGGGGCCGAAGCCCCCCAGGTAGTTAAACGTTGAAGCCGTTTGCTTTAAGAAATTCGAAATCTTCGGCGGTCGCGAAGCAAAGCGCCATTGCGTGGCGGTCAAGGTAGCGGGCGAGTTTGGCGTGGTTGGCGGCGGTTGGTGCGGCGCGGTAGGCGTTGAGTAGGGTGGCCATGTCCGTGTCTCCTTGTGTTTCTCTATGACCGCAATATGCGCTTGTCGGTGCGGGAGGCCAAGCGCAGTTTGCTGTATGGTTTGCATGTCGGGGATGCTCCCGGCGCATGCGGTTTGCGCTTGTGTTGGGGGCTTTGCGGTTGGGCTTTGCGTTGCGGTTGCGTTTGTGCTAGGCGTCGCGTGTTATTAGGAGGCTGTATGACAAAAAAGAAGCCGCCGGAGTTGCTGCTAGCGCTTGGGCGTAAATCAACCTATAGCGCTGATATCGCTGACCGAATCTGTATCATGCTCGCTGATGGGCGTACTATTACGTCTATCTGTTCGGATTCGGATATGCCTAGTATCGATGGTGTTTACGGATGGCTGCAGAAACAACCCGCCTTCGCGGAAGCCTACGCGCGTGCTCGGGAAGCGCAGCAAGATACTTTCGCCGGGCAAATCATTGACATTGCTGATAATGATGACGACCCACAACGTGCACGCAATCGCATCGATGCTCGCAAATGGCATGCTGCTAAGACTGCACCGCGCAAGTATGGTGATAGAGTAGTGCAAGAGATTACGGGTGCTGATGGTGGTCCGATTGCGATAGCAACACTACAAGTGCAAATGCGTGGGCTAAATGATGAAGAACTGCTAATCATGCAGCAATTGTTGCTTAAAGGTAAGACTGCGCCGTGAATGCGTCGTTCGACCCGCATGTGATGATGACAGTCGTCGAAGCTGAGCTGTCACGTCGTGCTGCATCGGCGTCACTCTATGAGTTTGTTAAGCAAGCATGGCATGTAGTAGAGCCCGGCGTGCCATTTGTGCCCAGTTGGCATATTGAGGTAATATGCGAACACCTTGAAGCTGTTAGCGCTGGTGATATACGTCGACTCTTGATTAACATTCCACCGCGACATAGCAAGTCACTGATTGTGAGTGTTATGTGGCCGATGTGGGAATGGTTGTCAGCACCGCATCACAAATACCTATGTGCGTCTTACTCGAGTGTGTTGAGCATCCGCGACAATTTATCAGCGCGTCGGCTGGTGCAATCACCCTGGTATCGGGATCGATGGGGGCACATGTTAACGCTTGCTGGTGATCAGAATGCTAAACAGCGATTCGAGAATGATAAGACAGGTTATCGCATAGCAACATCAGTTGGTGGTACTGCTACTGGCGAAGGTGGTTCGCGATTAATTCTAGACGATCCACACTCAGCGCGCGATGCTCAAAGCGATACTATACGTGAGTCGACCATTGACTGGATTAATATGGTATGGGCAACGCGGCTTAATGACCCAAAGCTAGACGCCATGGTAACTGTGATGCAACGTCTGCATGAGCGTGATGCTAGTGGTATTATACTAGAGCAAGGCGGTTGGGAGCATGTGTGTATTCCAGCCGAGTATGACGGCCGACAGCGTAATACAACGCTGGGTCCGTATGATCCGCGCACTACCAAGGGCGAGTTAATTTGTCCCGAGCGGTTTGGCGATGCTGAGATCACCAGCCTGAAACAGAGCCTAGGTGTCTATGGTACTGCGGGACAATTGCAGCAGGACCCTGCACCAGCCGAGGGTGGTATTCTCGACGTCAGCAAATTTCAGCACTGGCCATGTGACAAGGCGTTGCCGCCGTTTGAATACATCCTACAATCATACGACTGCGCATTCAGCGAGAGCGCGGCGAATGATCCTACAGCGTGTACTGTTTGGGCGGTGTTTACGCTTAAGGGCGAACGCAATGTCATGCTGATTGATGCATGGGACGAACACTTAAGTTATCCCGAATTGCGCACTCGCGCGATCAAGGATTGGCAGACAGAGTATGGTGGTATGTCCAAGGATTCGCCGTATGGTCGCGCCAGGCGCCCTGATCGAGTGCTAGTTGAGGCCAAGGCTAGTGGTCAAAGCCTACTGCAGGATTTCAGACTGGCACGCATTCCAGCCGTCGGCTACAACCCTGGTAATGCCAGTAAGACCAGTAGGGCGCACCAGTCTGCGCCAACGTTGGAGTTGGGGCTACTATGGGTGCCGGAGTCGAGGAAGAACCCCGGCCATCCGGTGAGTTGGGCTGGTGCTTTCATTAAGCAACTGGCGAAGTTTCCGGTGGCTGAACATGACGACTATGTTGATACATTTACGCAAGCGGTGATATACCTGAAGAATGATGGCTGGTTTGAGCTGCCGAAAGCTAAGGACCCGGATGAGCCTAGGCCGGTAAGGCACGAAAGGGTAAACCCGTATGCCGCGTGATAAGTCTGACTCTAAAGTTAACGCTGCGGGTGTTTACACCAAGCCGGGCATGCGCAAGAGGTTGTTTGAATCAGTTAAGGCGTCAGCGGTGCAGGGCACTGGTGCAGGCGATTGGAGTGCGCGCAAGGCGCAATTGCTTGCCAAGAAGTATAAGGAGAAGGGTGGTGGTTACAAATGAAAGCTCCGCAGAGGTCTCTGAAAGACTGGGGCGATCAAAAATGGCGCACTAAGTCTGGCAAGCCGTCGTCTGAGACCGGCGAGCGTTATTTACCCGAGAAGGCGATTAAGACGTTATCATCGCAGGAGTATGCTGCTACGACAAAGGCCAAGCGGGCTGGCACGGCTAAGGGTGAACAGTTTGTAGCTCAGCCTAAGGCGATTGCGGATAAGACTGCACGGTTTCGGAGGTAGTGATGGCCAGCCCGATCGACAAGGATAGCTTGCCTCTTAACAAGCCCCGCCGCACGCCTGGGCATCCGACTAAGTCTCATGTTGTTAAGACCACGGTTGACGGCAAGCCTAAGATTATTCGCTTTGGGGAACAGGGTGCTAGCACTGCTGGCGCACCCAAGGCTGGCGAGAGTGATAGGATGACGGCCAAGCGTGCTAGCTTTAAGTCTCGGCACGCTGCTAATATTAGTAAGGGTAAGAGTAGCGCGGCCTACTGGGCGGACAAGGTCAAATGGTAACACGCAGCGACAGGGGCAGCCCCGCACCGTATCAATCGCTAATGCGCCCGGCAAAGCAACAGTTGGTAGGCCGGGAGGATGCCCGACCGCAGCAGCCTACGGAGTTCATTCCGCGTGAGTTCATGTCTGCTTTGCGGGCGGCGACACAGGCAGCACCACAGGCGACAGCACCACAGGCGACAGCACCACCACAGGCGGCGGTAGCACCACAGGCAGAGCCGCAGGTAGCTGCGCCTAAGACGCAGCTTACGGGCAATCCTAATGTGCCGCGCGGCTATCGCAACAACAATCCGCTCAACATTATTGATGGTTCGTTTGCCCGTGGGCAACCTGGATATGAGGGCACTGACGGGCGGTTTGGGCGGTTTGCCTCGATGGACGACGGCATTAATGCGGCGGATAGACTGCTGCAATCATACGCCGATCGCGGCTTGAACACGCCGCAATCCATCATTGCCCGTTGGGCTCCGGCTGGCGACGGGGACAACAACCCGTCGGCCTACGCTGCAACAATTGCGCGCAATCTGGGCGTTGAGCCTGGCGCTGCGATAGATATGGCCAACCCGGCCGTAAGGCGCCAACTCATTGACGCAATGGCGACAGTAGAAAACGGGCGCCCAATGTCGCCACCAAAACTAGCTGATGGTGGTTTGATTGATTTGGCGCGTAAGTATGCGGACGGCGGCTCGGTTGTGGGTTCGGCTCAGGTGTATGATCCGGCGGTTATTGCGGCGATTGCGGCAAGCATTGTTGAGCCCCAGGGCTATGCTGATGGTGGCACTGCAACCGGCGTTAGCAGTGATGACGCGACACCGCCGGATTACAGCGGTCAATACAACACAGCCCTATCCGAAAAACTTGAAACGGAATTCCAGTCGCTAATTAAGCAAATAGGGCGCCAGCGCGACTTGGCAGATTACGACATGCGCGGTGCGTTTGCTGCCGGTCAGCTTAAGCCAGATGGGCGCGGCCATCTTACAAGCCAATTCAAAAAACCAAACCATCCGACGTTTTCGCAGGATAGTATCTGGAACGGTTTTGATGGTTACACGGGCGGCCATTGGCGGCAGGACGCAAAGCAGTCGTGGTCGTTTACGCCTAGTGCTACGAATCTTAACATGCACGGTATTGGCGGCTTGCGCGACTACTGGGATAAGCAGGAAGCCCCCGCAGGAAACGTGCTGAACATGGGGCGCATTCCCTTTGCTGCGGGCGGTTACGTCCAGGGCTATGCTGATGGTGGCACTGCAACCGGCGTTAGCAGTGATGAGACTGCGCCTGTGCCGGAGCAAGTGCAGGCGCCCCGGACCTTTGCGGACCTTGTTGGGCGTTACGGTGTGGGCGATGCGATGCAGGTAGCGGCACCGTTGGACGACCAGTCTCTGGGCGCCGGCGTGTTACCAAGCATAGGAAATTACTTGCGCCCGGTTGGCCAAGGCCTTCTTGAGATTCTGCCCACTGTTAAGAATTACGCCATTGACGTTGCAACTGGTCCAAAGCCGTTCACTCGTTTGGGGTCTGACATCAGCACGCTTGGCTCGGCGGTCTGGGAGGGTGTTAAGGAAGATCCGGTTGGGACGGTCCTGGACATCCTGCCGGTTGTGGGCGAGGTCCGTTCGGCCATGGACGCCCATGAGCTTCGGAACAAGGCGGAGGCGGCTGAGAGAGTTGGTGACGAGAAGCAGGCTGCCATGTTCCGTCAGCTTTCGGCTTTGGCGTCGGCTGGCGCCATTCCGCTTGCAGGCATGGGCGTGCGTGCTGCTAATCGCGGTGTGAAATTGGGCGTTGAGGGTGCTGAGGTTGCTGCTCGCGCTGGCGCTAGTGGTGTTGAGCAAGCAGTTGAAACTGCCGCGCGTGAGGGGGCAGGTGCCGCCCCTCAATACCTCTACAAACCAGTAACGGAAACCTATCAAAACATGCCTGAGCCTAATGCTCTGCGCACCCAAGCAATTGATTATATTACTGAATCAATCAACGCCACAAATGGCGAAAAGGCCGCGATGCCAACGCGACTTGGCCTTGGCCCTATGTATATAGTTGATAGCGGCGTTGAGGATGTGACGAAGAAAAGCGGCTTTATGCTGGGCGAAACCAAAAACGCTAATGCTGCGCGTCAGCTAGATGGTATATCGCCGTTGCTCCAGCAATTTCCTGAGATGGGGACAAGCCCAGATCAATGGGCTGGGGCAATGTCAAAGGCTTTTGGGTCAAGGGAAGTTGTCGCTCCTCCATATCGGTTCATGAAAGCTATTGATAGTGGCGAATACACTGATTTGCTTAGGGCCTTAACACCCGGTCAAGTAGCTGATGCGGATGCGGGTTTTAGAGCGGGCAAAGATTTTTTGAGCGCCTATCACGCTGGCAAAA